ATTCGGAGCGTGAGCAGCACATCTGGATTCTGGAGGAACGCCGAAGCCCCGCGAGCCTGCCCACCCGCCTTGCCGGTGTGGTGAAGCATCAGCAAGGCGCAGTTGCCATCACTGGCAATTCGTTCGAGGTCCACCATTGCCTGGAGAACCTCACTGTTGTCGTTTTCGCTTGTCAACGCCAGGAACCTTGTCACCGGATCAATGACCACCAAATCTACCGAGTATGCGTCAACCATATCGACGACGGCGTTGATCCACAGCCGGCGCTCGATCGGATTCGTAGGTGTAATCCCAGGGTGCCGGCGATCATAGAGGTGAAACCAATCGAAGTCGCAATCCGCCTCGCCGAATTTGGTTGCTGCTCGGCAGATGTCTTCGCTTCGCATGTCTGCGAAAAAACTGTTCCATTGGAACGGCGCTTCTTCGCTAAACACAAGAACGCGAGAAGCCTTGACGAGGCGATCGCGGAGCATGAAATGAGCATGTTGGTTCATCGAGTCGTGGGCCTTCGCAATTGTGCGAATGCAGTCGCGAAGAAACGTGCTTTTCCCAGCCTTGGGCGCTCCAGAAAGCAGGGAGGTGTGCCCCCTGTAGGCTACGCCGGGGATGATCGCCTCCGGAGGAGTTGATTCGGTGGTGGATGCAACGGAACCACTCGTTGCCGGGGGAAACGTCCAGCGGACGATCTCCTCACCGTCTTTAGTTTTCAGTGTTTCCAGCGCCATCGTCTAGCTCCAGGAATTCTTTTCGTGCTTTGGAAGCCAGCTCACCAGTTAGCTGCTTCACAATCGCTTTCGTCTCATCCGGAATACGTTTGTAGATCAAAGCGTATCGACCCACGGTTCCATTCGCCACCCCCAGTGAGAAAACCATTTCTTTTCGGTCAATGGCATGCTCTAAACAAATCCCAACGATCATTGCCATTGCCTCCTGGCGATCTTCCCCGTTCCCGTAGCACGCTAGCAGATCAGCCTTACGATCAGGTCTAATCTTCCAGAATCTAGGCCCCAGGTCATAGACCTGACGGACCCGTTCGACAACGCGCTGGATGCGACGATGCCTTTCGGGGCGGAGGAGATCACCAGGTAGGTTATTCATTTAATGCTTACCAGTCTCGCATCAAAAAGCTGTAGTGCCAGCTTGACTAAAAAGGGATGTTGGAGTGAATCTTCGCTTCCTTCACGTTGGTGAAATTCCCCTTCTTAACAAGCTTACAGTCGAGGCCGTCGCCGGCGCTCGCCCCCCTCAACATGTCGGCATCACCATCCCAAGCGGATACCCATTGTTCTTTACCAGAGAGATCCTTGATGTTTGCGCGGACGTAATTGCCCTTGTCTTCGATGTCCATGATGGTGAAGGCCCCCCCTGGGTTCGACGGGTTGTTGGGTGGATTGAATACCCTCTTCTCTTCGCAAGTGTGCAAGGCGACAAGACGTTGGTGAATGTCGTAATGCTGCTTGATAGTGGTCTCGATCTCTTCGCCTGGCGTGGTCATTCCAGCCTCAATCAAAGACTTCTGGATCGCAATCAACGTGATCGCGATTTCTCTAGAGTCACTCATAATTTCCTCATTTTCCGGCCCAAAATGGGCCTGTTCGGGTTCTGTTCGGGTCCGATATTGAACCATCCGGATTCTGGATGTTCGGTTTCGGGTCCGATATGCGCGTCCGGAGGATCCGCCAGGATCGATCCGGGTTTCGGAAGGGTAGTGGATCGACCTATTCGGTGCAACGTCTCCAAGGGGTTTGTAGTTGGCCTGTCGGCAAGCGTACCGGCGATGGCCAGGGGCGGAAATAGATTCGGGATTCCATGAAAAAACCCGCGCTGATCATGTGCGATCAACGCGGGCGGAGATTCCGTTCGGGATGTTCGGTCTAGGCTACGCGGATTCTACTTTCAACGATGCCAGCCGCCCGAACCGGCTTCGTAGCGTCTGGATATAGGTCGGAGCTTCGAATCGGGGTACGCGGATGGAGCCCGATTCGCCAGTCCTGGCGGACCAGATGATGCGAACATGCTCGGCACCGGCATGATCGGCAACCATGCCGATGAACGTTCGAAGGAGCTTCGTCATAGGGTTCCTCTTATGCGTGGACTGGATACACGACATCCGTTTCGGGATCGGCGCAATGGGTGCAATCTCCACACTTTACGCGTTTGATGTCTTTGAATCGTTTCTGCTTGCCCATAGAGGAGGTTACTACTGCAGGGCATACGATGGTTCGTCGTCCTGTAGCCCTGCGACGCTCGGAAGCGCATCCTCTAGCGTCTGCGATACGTTCCATCGGTCTATCGTCCATGGAACCCGCAACG